AAGGTGCTAGGGTCGATTCCGTTTGTGAGCGACATTCCTGAGGCGGCGCGCAATCGCGGCGTGAACGACCTCCGCGTGGCCGTCGCAAACCGGGTTATGGCCCCCATCGGCGAGAGTGTCCCAGCAGGAACGCCCATCAATACCGATGCAATGGGCGGCATTCAAAGCCGGGTTTACGACGCATTTGACGACGCTGCGGGCAACCTGTCTCTTGCACCTGACGCGGACCTTGCGCTAGACTTTGCGCAGACGGCTGCTTCATCTCCACGCTTGCTCGGCACCGAAGGCGCGCAGCAAGTGCAGGCCAATATTGACTTCCTTAACGACCGGATGGGCTATAACCCAAACCAAATAGGGCCGCCTGTGCCAATTACCGGGGACACGCTGCGCGAGACGCTGGGCGAGCTGCGCGGCCTGGCCTCAACGTCGCCGGGCCAGATGGGTCAGCAATTTTGGGCGCTCCACGACAACATTGTTGACGCTATGGGCCGCCAGAACGCGCCTGAAGCCCTTACCGCATTCAACAACGCCCGTGAGGCAACCGCGCTGCTAAAACGTATGGAGGCGGCTTCAGCGGCCCCCGGCGTGACCAACGGCGAATTTGGCCCGACGCAATTGTTGCAGTCGGTTAAAAAGCGCGGATACGGCACCACCACCGGGAACATTGCAAACGGCGAAGCGCGGATGCTTGATCTTGCCAACGCAGCAGCGGACGTAATGCGCAACACCACGGCAAACAGCGGAACGACCCCACGCGCCATTGCGGCGGGGCTTGGTTTGGGCGGTGGTGCGGGTGGATTGGGGGCCTTGGGCCTTGTAAGCCCCGTTTCCGCAGCGGCAATCGCGGCGCCGCTAATCGGCTACGCGCCTGGAATTGACAAAATTCTGCAAAAGCTGGCGCTAACGCGGCCTGACATTTTTCGGCGGGCGGGTGACGCAATCGACCGTAATAACCCGACCCTCGGTATGGCGGGCGTTGGCGGCGCACTCGGCCTCTACAGCCAAACGCCTTAATCGCCGCTCGCTCAGATAGACGACCACGGCGGCCCCTACGGCCTTGGCAATGAAGAAGTTAACCAAGCTCATAGCCCGCTAATACCATGCATTTCCACCACCGCAAAGGCTTCCTCCGGGGAGCCTTTTTTATTGAGGGTTCCCCATAATGGGCACGATCTTTGACCTGTCGGGAACGGCGGGCAGCAACACCACAATTGACGGCACAAATATTGCCGAGGGTTGTCCTGCCGGAAACGTCAATAATGTCATTCGGTCGCTGGCCGCTTTTTGCCGAAATACCTTTTCCAGCACGCTCCAGACATTCCTCGTCGGGTCATCGCCGCTTGCCATTACTAGCGGCGGAACGGGGGCGACAACCGCCCCTGCGGCGCTGACGGCGCTTGGCATCAATTCGGCGGGCTTTGTTCCAACCGGCGCGGTTTTCGCGTTTGCAATGAACACCGCGCCAACGGGTTGGCTGGGATGCAATGGCGCGGCGGTTTCGCGCACCACCTACGCCACATTGTTTGCCGCAATCGGTTTGTCATTCGGCGCGGGAGACGGCTCAACCACGTTTAATCTGCCCGATCTTCGCGGCGAGTTTATCAGGGGTTGGGACAACAGCCGGGGGGTTGATGTGAGCCGAGCCTTTGCGTCGGCGCAGTCCGCAATGGTCGGCCCCCACAACCACACGCTTTCCCTAAATACTCGTGCAGGCAATAACGCTACAACCAACCCCTCGCCGGGCTGGGGTGGTGATGACGCTCAGACCGGGCCATTCACCGCGACCACCGCAAACAACAGCGGGACGGACACGCGCCCGCGTAATATTGCTCTCTTTTATGCAATTAAAACATGACCGGCGCACTCATTATGTTCGGCTGCGGGCTGGCGGTGTTCCTGGCGGCAATCCTCTGTGACGCCCTAGTTGCGTGGGCAATCCGCAAATGGCGCGCAGCCGCTTGGGATGATCGGTCGTGAACGCGCCGAACCACGCCGACCTTTACCGGGGCCTCGGCGAAGTGGAGGGGCGATTGGGTGCGCTGGAATCGGTTATGAACCAGATCCGCGACGAGCTTCGTTTGATCCGCGCCGAAATTGAATTGCTCAAGGCCGCCGAGAGCCAGCGCAAGGGCGCAATGGGGGTTCTAGCCGTCGTCGCCAGCGCCATCGGCGGGATCGCCGCAATGGTCGCCGAGCATTTCTGGCGGTGACTATGCGGCGGATCAACAAAGCCGGTGTTGACCTTATCCAGCAGTTTGAGGGCCTGCGCCTCAAAGCCTATCCCGATCCGGCGACAGGCGGCGAGCCGTGGACTATCGGGTTCGGCCACACGGGCGGGGTCAAGCCCGGCGATGTCATAACGCGCGAACAGGCCGATCAATTCCTGTTCAACGACCTGCGCCGGTTTGAGCAGGCTGTTGATCATCTTTGCCACTATTGCACCGACAACCAGTTCGCCGCGCTAGTGGCCTTTGCGTTCAACGTCGGGGTTGAAAACTTGCGGCAATCGACGCTGCGGCGGCTGCACAACGAACGCAAATATGAACTGGCGCAGCAGCAGTTCAGCCGGTGGAACAAAGCAAATCGCAAGGTCATGGCCGGGCTGACAAGGCGCCGCGCCGCTGAAGCCGCTTTATACGGGAGCGTGGTATGACAATCATCCGATACATTAAAGCCCGCCTTGCTGAACGCTCAACCTGGGCGTCTGTTGTTATTGCCATCACTGGCGGGGCCGCGTTGTCTGAGCCTTATAGCTTTTATGCGATTGGCGCGGGCATTGTGGGGGCGCTCGTGCCGACGAGCGGAGCGGAATGACGCTGGCGGAAGTCCACACGCTTTACGAAACCAACTGCCGGTCGATCCCCGATATGCTGCGGCAAGCCGCCGACAGCATCGAGGACGAAGCGGACGACGGCAACGATCCGACCGTCGCCATGTTTGCCGTCCAACTTACCGCCTCCGGCCAAGTTGCGATTTACGGCTGGGGCGACTGCGACGGCATGACCGCGCTTGCCATGATCGAGCGCGGCAAGGCAAAACTTCTAACTTCATTCGCGGACGATGACGAATGATTTGGCTGGCGATCCGCATATGGGCCGGCAAGGCGCTGGGGGCCGCTGTGGGCGCGTTCAAAGCGTATCCGCTGCAATGCGCCATCATTGCGCTGGCCTGCTTGTCTGCGTGGCTCTGGCGCGGCTGGGGGCACGAAGCTGCCGGGCGCAAGGATGACGCCGCCAAGTTCGCCGCCGCACAGGTCGAGGCGGAAGCCATCGGCCAGCGCGCGCTGGCTGAAACCGAGCGCAAATACAGGAGCAAGGCCGATGTCGCCGATCAAAAACACGCTGCTGATATGGGCCGCATTCACGCTGTTGCTGACCGCTACATTGCTCAGCACCGGGTGCGCGGCCCCGCTCAAGGTTCAGCCAGCCAAGCCGCTGCCCCCGCCGCAAGTGGCGGTCCCGGCGTTTCTGAAACAGTGCCCGCCGATCCCTTCGTGGTTGTCCTCGGAAGTGACGTGCGCGCCTGCTCCGTCGCGGTGAAATACGGCATCGATGCTCACGATTGGGCGGTCGGGCTGAATAAATAGCGCATCAACGGCAACAGGAGGCTTTGTGCCCAATCCAGCCATGACGCCGGAAACAATGCAAGAAGCCGTCAACATTCTCGCCGAGCACGGCGGCAATATTACGCGCGCCGCATTGGCGCTGGGGGTGCCCCGAACCACACTGCAAACCCGCCTATCCAATGCCGCCCGAAACGGCATTGCGCCGGGGCATTTTAAAAACGGTGTGGCGCCCGGCTACCTCATGGGCAAAGTCACAATCCAGCGCGGCGCTGATGGCGCTGTAGAGCGGACTTGGGAGCGACAATCCCCGCATAGCCAAGCGGCGCTGGATGCGCTCGCGGCGGCTGTTGATGGCATCCTTGCCGATGCGAGGGGGGCTATTGAGCCGGTTGCCCCGCCGACCCACCACGATAGCGATTTACTCACCCTCATTCCGATGGGCGATCCCCACTTTGGTTTGATGACGTGGGCGCAGGAGGTCGGTGAAAACTTTGATCTTCGCATTGCCGAGAGCATGACGTTTGCGGCGGTAGACCGGCTTTGCGCGCTAACCCCGTCCAGCGAAACGGCAATGCTGCTAAACCTCGGCGACTATTTCCATGCCGACAACGGCACGAACCGGACGCCCACCAGCGGAGCCACGCTCGACGTGGACGGTCGTTTTCAGCTTATCGCGCAAGTCGGGTTGCGGGCAATGGCGCGGTGCATCCGGCGGTTGCTCGAAAAACACGCAACGGTGATTGTCAGGAACAACCGAGGCAACCACGACCCACATCAAGCCTATATGCTATCGCTCGCAATTGATGCGTTGTTTTCGGAGGAGCCGCGCGTTGAGGTCGAAATGACCCCCGCCAGCTTCTATTACTACCGATTCGGCAAGACGCTGATTGGTTCGACGCATGGCGACGGAGCCAAACTGGCCGACCTCCCGCTTATTATGGCAAGCGACGTGCCGCAGGATTGGGCAGCGGCGACTTGGCGCGTTTGGCATTGCGGCCACTTCCACCACGACCAGACCAAAGATCACCCCGGCTGCACCGTTGAAACACACCGGACGCTGGCGGCAAATGACGCTTGGCACCGCCATGCGGGTTATAGATCGGCGCGCGATATGAAGGCGATAATTTACAGTCGCGAACATGGCGAAATAAGCAGGATCCGCTGCGGGCTGTCGATGTTACAGGCCGCAGCGTGACCGGGCTGACATTGCTAGAGCGCGCCGCGTTTGTCGCCCGCGAGCATGGCGAACTGCCGCCCCACGCAGACGCGATTATTGGAATGCTCGCGCTTTCAATTATCGGGATGGTCCGCTTTTCGCCGGATGACGAGGCGGAGCGGCTGGAGCAGATCGCGGCTTGCGCGCGGAGGCTGAAATAAAACACAGAACCCCCACCGCAAGCAGCAGGACCACAAGCATCGCGGGGTCGGGCGCAGAGGCTGCGTAGTGGGCGGTCATGGGCAGGGATTCCCCGGATTGTCGCGCCGGCCGCAGCGTGCGCACGTTGAGCCGCGCAGGAAGTCCCACCCGTATTCGGTTGGCTCGTCGCCCACCCAGCGATGTCTGCCAAATAGGCAGCGCAGACTAAACTTTGCCGGACGCGGGTATTTCGCGCCATCACGGTGCCAGCCATGCACAGCCGCCTCAAACAAATCGACGCCTTCACCATAGCCGCAACTGCGCATCGCTTGGCTTATGGCTGCGTCCGCTGCGCGGTGCGCGCGGTGGCCCTTCATCGTTTGCGTAATCTGGCGGATACGCTCGGCAAATTCTGCGGGCGACATTGCCTTCAAGTTTGTCCGCATAGGCTCGCCGTCCCGCCCATCGGTCATCTGTGAATAGGGGGCTGTCATAGCGCCATCCGTTCTGTGCTAGAGAAGTGCTGTCCGCGCTGGCGAACGGATACATCCGCGCCACTGCGGTTCCGCGCATCATGTGGATCACCGGCCAGCGGTTGCCGAAAGCCCGGTCCACTTCCGCCATCCGTTCGTGATATTCCGGGCTGTCCAGCGTCTTGCCCGCCCCGGTCCATCCGAGACACACGCGGTCGAACTGATCGCAGAGCCGAATCAGGCGTTCTATCGGCCCGTCCATGTGCCAGAGCGGTGCGCCCTTCTGCCCGAACGGCCATTGCGGAAGTAGTGCATCGTTGAGCTGGGAAGGTGCGCCCGGCATATCGGGGATAACCGCCCACCTGCCCGGATGAAATAGGCGCGGGTCCAGCCACTCGTAATACGGCTGCCAGTCCCATTTTTCCGCCCACTGCTGGCCGGATCGCAGCGCCGCTTTCCAGAATGAAAACGCGCCGTTGTCGAAACATCACGGCGGGGCTTATCGCCTCCACCGCCTCCACATCGTCTGGCCGAAAGAACGACACGCACATCGCGCGCCCGGCGCATACATCGAGCAATGCAGCGCGCGGCGTCATCGGGGTGCCGTGGTAGATCGTGGGCGCAGAGGCCGCGTAGTGGGTCACGCCGCGATGCTCCGCGAAAGGGCTTTGACCATGGCGATCCGCTCGCCGAGCCAGCGCATAACGGGAACCGCCATTGAATTGCCCAGCGCCTTGTAGCGCGGGCCATCGGCTGCGGGTTTGCCGCGATGGGGGACGAGTGTGTAATCGTCGGGGAAGCCAAAGCACCGCTCGATCTCCCTTGGCGTCATGTGGCGCGGATGGTCGGCCTCAACGATGTATGTTTCTCTGTCGTCGAGAGAACCCGGGCCGCGTCTCGTGATACAAACCGACACCGGCGCCGGTGGTCCCTTTGCAGGACGCCCCGCAAAGCTCGCTCGCTCAAATAATACCGATGCTGCGGCGCGACTGCTTCCAGCACATCCAACAACGATGACGCGCGGGCGTTGCTGGGGGACGCCGAAGTATTGAGCGTCCAGCACTCTGTAGGACCACCCATACCCGAGTTCTGCCAACGCCCCGAGGATGGCTCCAAATGCCCTGCCTCCGTCATTCGACAGGACACCGGGGACGTTCTCCCAAACCATCCAGCAGGGCCGTTTGCGATCAAGAAGGCGCATATACTCAAGCGAGAGATTGCCACGCGTGCCTGCCAATCCCGTTCGCAGGCCGCCGATACTGAAGTCCTGGCAGGGTGTTCCTCCGACAAGAAGGTCAATTGCACCATAGTCATCGGCTCCGATCGTGGTGAAGTCGCCGTGACAGGGCACGTCGGGGTAATGATGGGCAAGGACCGAACGCGGGAACGCCTCGATCTCGCTGAACGCTGCCGGGGTCCATCCGAGCGGGTGCCAAGCGACGGTTGCCGCTTCAATGCCGCTGCAAACGCTAAGGTAGCGCATCACAGCGGGCCGCCAATCAGATCGGATAGCGTTTCCCGTGGAACGCCAAGCCATTGAAAGCTTTGGGCGCGATTTTCCCGGCCAATGCGCGAGAAACGGCGCAAATCCGCCATTCGCACTTTTAACCTTGTTACCGCCGAGCCGCGCAAATCAGCCATTTTTACCCCCATTTTCCCGTGGCGTTTCCCGTTCCCATTCTGTGCCAGCCCGTTTTATGTCTAATTTCAGGATCGCCGCCTGCCCGAGTTTCCGGTTGTCCACCCGCGCCGCGTAATGCTCGACAACCTGATAGGTCTGGCCGGTGATCGCCGCCACTTCGGCAACGGTGCAGCCCGCCAGCAGCAGGGCTTGGACGGCGTTCTTGCGCAGGCCATGCGGGACTGTTTCAACGCCTAGCCCGCGTGTGAACGCCTGGAGCAGTTCCCGCAAACGTCGGTCATTCAACCCGTGCAGAATTGTCAACGCGGTGCGCGGGGTGCGGGCAAGCTCGTCGCGCAGTTCGGCGGCCAGCGGAATATGCAGCCGCTTGTCGAACCGGCGGGTCTTGGTCGGGGTAATGTGGAACGCATCGCCGCGAATATCGCCCCAGCGCAGGGACAGCGCGTCATTGATCCGCAGGCCGGTAAAATACATCAAGTGCACCGCAAGCCGCACTGTGCTATCGTCGGCCTGTAGCGCGGCCTCCAGCACATCATCGGGCCACGGCTCGTGCCGACCGCCCTTCATGCGGTCTATATCCTTGACCGGCTCTATGGACGCCTTGCCGCGTTTCCGCGCCCATGTGTAGATCACGCCAATCGTGGCAAGGACCATGTTGTGATTGCCTGCGCCCCAGCCCGAGGCGTCCAGCACAAGGCGAACGTCCGCCGGTTGCAGGTCGTCAATCGGGAACTTGCCGAACGCGGCAACGATCTTGTCAATCATCTTGCGGTAAAGCGTTTGCGTGTTCTCGGCCTTTTCGCGGAACTCCGCCGAAACCAGATATTCGTTCGCCAGCGAGGCAACGGTTGCGGCGGGCGCGGAACGCTTGGTCCGCCCGGCCTTCAAAGCGCCGTAACGCGGCCAGAACCCCGGATCGGCCAAGCTGGGCAGCCGTTCATATATCGGCTTGCCGTTCTGTTTCGCGCCGGTGTTGAAATAGGCATAGACCTTGCCCGCGCGCCGCACAAATTTGACGTGTTCGATCTTAGGCAGCTTGGCCATAGCGATTCCTTAGGTCTTGGCGGTAATCGGGAACATCGCCGTCGCCGGTTAGTCTGGCAATTGCCGCGTCAATGGCCCGGCGGGACCAATGATCCCTGCCGCCAAGCGACACTGCCGCCGGAAGCCTGCCCGCCGTCACCTCGCGCTCAAACGCTGCCTCGCTCATATCGAGATAAGCGGCGGCCTTGAGGCGCTTCATCATGGCGGGCCAATCGCTCATTCTGGGATAACCTCCTGGCGTTCACGCAGCACGGCGGCGATGGCGTCGCGCATCATCCCGCCCGTGTCCCATGCGCCGGACCGGATGGCTATTTCGCACGTCCGGCCCCAGCGGCGCGTTTCGATCAGCCGCTCGCGGGCGGCGCGGATTGTTTCGTCGGTCATGATGCCTCCAGTTCGCCTTCGCGGCGCAAATCAGCTACGTCTATCCCGGTCCACGTTGACCAAAGCGCCAAGGCTTTGGTTGTGAAGTCCGCCCGATCAGCCTCATTCATCGCGCTGTTTTTGGTTGACCAGTGCTTGCGATGCACTTCGCCGCTCGGCAGTTTGACTTCATCAAACATCTTGAGTTTGTCGCGGGTGATGTCGTGCAAATCGTCATCGTCGATTGTCATGCCGTGCTGTTCATTGAGCAGCGGGGCAACAATGGCGGCGACAGTCCAATACAGACCACGGCGCCGCTGGTTGGCCGACCCGCCCTTGATCTCGACGCGCACCCGGCCCTTAATCTCGCGCAGGGCGGCTTCCGCCTTGACGTTGGCGGGCTTGAGCATCCCAAGGCGGGCCTCAAAGTAAAGCGGGGCGAGGTCTTTAGCCATTGCGGGCCTGCCGTATCTCGCGCGCCTTGGGGCTGGCTTGGCAGAACGCCTCAATCAGCCCTTCCACGTCCCTGCCCTGCCAGAACGTCAATTCGCCCGCCGTGTGCTGTAGCGCATGACAGTCATGGCAAAGGCTCACAGTGCGGTGATCGTCGGGCTTCTGGCCCATGCCCGCCCCGCTCCCGAAACGAACGTGCGCAACCTCAATTGCGGTTGTTGATCCGCAAACGCTGCAAGCATGACTGCGGACAAAGTTGCAGTGCGGTTGCGAGCGCCAGCGGGATGACCGCTTGGGCTGTTTCGGGATGCGGGGCGGCAATACCATTGGTCGTCCTCAAAGGTGGGCCGCTATCACCACGGCGGCCCTTCGTGGGTAAGGCCCGGCAACCCAACTCGCCGGGCGGGTGGCTCGTCAAAAAGGAATAAGGTCGTCATCCAGATCGGTCGCGAACCCGTTGCGCGGCCCGCCGTTGCCGGTGGAACCTTGCGCTTGCTGTGCGGGCTGGCTGTCGCTCTTTCCGCCCTGCAAAGCGATCTCACTGGCGCGGATGTTGAGCTGCGGTTTGCCTTCATACTCGCCTAGTTCAAACGAGCCTGAAACGGACACCGACGCGCCCTTGGTCAGATATTGCGCCAGCGCCTCGCCGCGCTTGCCCCAGAGGCTTACGCGCCACCAGTTAGTGGTTTTCTCGCGCCCGTTCCGCTGGTCCACGGCGACGGAAAAGCTGCAAACGCTGTCCCCGTTCTGCGTGTTGCGAAGTTCAGCGTCCCGGCCAAGTTTGCCGGCTATGGTGATGATTTGCATTATGCTGCCTCCTTCATTTTGTAGCGGGTTGTTAGGCTGGCAACGGTGTCCGCAACCTCGTTCAGAAATGCCGAAACATCGCTTTCAAGCGCGGCAATAACGGCCTCGTCCCGCTCGATCCGGTGGATCACAAGCTGCATCTCGTGCGGGAAGTCGGGATGGAAATAAGCCAGATCGACCCAGCGCCGACCGGTGCAAGCCATTTGCCAAAAGCACTGCTTGATGTAGCGGTCCTCGGCCGCGCCCTCGTCGAGCAGCTCAATATGCCGGGCCGCGCCGCAGCACTTGATCTCAACCATACCATCATCGCCGCAGAGGCCATCCGGGCTGCAATGCGAATGCTTGATGGATGGGTGCAAAACAATGCCGACCTCGGCCACGTCATAGCCGGTGTGAAAGCTATAAAAGTCGCGCGCTTGCGGCTCCAGGTCATTGCCCCGCTGCATGGCGGAATTGCTATACGTCTCGACCGGCTTGCCGGTAAGGCGCTCGGTTGCAATGCGGGCCTTAAGGTTCGCGCGCGATGCGCCCCAGCCGGTCTTGGTTTTGGCGAGCGCGTCCGCAATGGACGATGCCCCCAAACTTCCGGCGCGGGCCGCCAGCCATTCCGGCGTTCCTTGGATCAGATCAAACATTTTCCGTTTCCTTTGCCATCGCGGCAAGCCGTTTTGTCAGTATGGCTTTGGCCGCTTCCGCCTGTTCGGCGTTCAGTTCTTTGAGGCTGGCAACCTTGTAAGCGCCGCAGAGTTTGGCGGCGTCCGTGCCGGTGACCTCGACGAGCTGGACCAGTTCAGACCAGTCCACATCGCCGATCACAGCGCGCTTGGCCGCTGGCGGGGCTTTGGTGGCCGCGTTGCCGTCATCGTCCTCTACGGCCAGCCCAAAGGCGGTTTGTAGGGCATAGCGGCGGCAATAGGTGAGCGCCGATCCAAAGCCCTGTGCATCACGCTTGCTGGCCGGGGTGAACGTCACGCCCGCCGACAATTCCTGCCCGCTTTCGTGGATGTAGAACGTCTCGACGCAGGCCCCGTCCGCGTGTTCAATGACCGCCTGGCGAAACCACAGGCCATGCTTGGCGATGGGTTCGATTGCCTCGATCATCGCGGCCAGATCGGCATATTTGGACTTGAACGCGGGGTTAGCCTTGTTCTTCTTGGCGCTTTCCAGTTCGGGCAGCGCCTTCGCGAGTGAGCCGATAATCGACGGCGTGATATTGGCGGGCGCGTTCACAGCGCGATCTCCTTTTCAACAATGGTCTGCTCAATAATTTTGAATTGCGTTCCGTGCAGCTTGTGGCGGCGGATCACATCGGCGCGGGCGCGTTCGAGGTTGTCGAAAATCAGGGCGCGGGAGCCTCGCGACGTTTCCAGAATGTAAACTGGCGCGCTGGTCATGCTGCGGCTCCGAAATAGGCGGCGCTATAAGCCCATGCGGACAGCAACAGCGCGGCGATGAACAGGGTGCAGGCGGCGCACTCGGCGAGCAGTTCGCGGCGGGTCACTTGAGCGCCCCCGCAAGCAGTGCTTGCAGATCGCGGGCGCATTCAATGCTGGCCCGGCTAATTGCCGCCTCTGCGGCGTTGTAAGCGTTCAGGGCGGCGGCAAGGCCAGCCATCCGCGCGTCAAATTCGGCGTTGTAAGCGTCCCAATCGAACGGGCCGTTCATGGCGGCGGCGGCGGTGCGGGTGGGGCTGCGCATCACGCGGCACCCATCGGCGGGACATACGAGCCAGCGGCACGGGCCAGCAGGCGTTCGTCCGCCCGCGCTTCAAGCCACGCGTCGTCGCGGTCGTTTAGCCATTCGGCAAAGGCTTCGTCGGCCTGCTCGGTAACGGCATCCCAGACCAACCCGTCGATCATGTCGCCGTCGTAACCGTCTACCGGCGCGGCATAGGAAACGATGCGCAGATCGTCGCCGTCGAAGGTGTATGTCACCTCAAGTTCACACTCGCGGTCCCTGCCGCGATAATCCTGCCATTCAATCTGGACGGTTGTTTGAAGGGTGGCGGTAACCATCGGCTTGCTCCATCAGCGTGTTGCTGTTGGAGGGACAATGCACAATGCACGCTTCTGTGGCAAGTGCTAAATGCACGGTTTTGTTTTTTCCACGATTGCAATCAGGTTGCGAATCATTACCATCGCGAATCCGCCCTGGTGAAAACAGGGGGGGGGGGGGGGCAAAAAATGCACCCAACCCACCCAAAACCCGTGGTT